CAGTTGTGATGTTGAGTTAGTGGTTGGTGATACCGTGAGATTTGTGGCACCAGACGGAAGGTGCCAATTTGAAGTGCGATTTCTGGACGATGATGGAATCGAAGTGCGAGGCGTTGACACATACAAGGCGGGGGAACGATTGGTTGGCTGTGCAGTGACTGTTGAGCCACGGTCTGCGAATGAAGTTCATGTGCGGTCTGTTCCGTACGAGCGATAGGCACATATCGACGTTGAAGATATTTACGACGAGGCTTTGCAGTAGAACGCCCGCAATCAGTTTTGTGGGCATGATCGTTGCCCAGATGGACCCATAAACCCCTATCTTAACTTACTCCTGAGAGGCTCTAGCATGCCATCTAAGCCCCCCGGTCTCTAGCATGCTAAATATACCGGGAAAAGAGTTTGGACGCGGGAGAGGCCTGCTAGAGGCTCAGAATCGTATGAAAGAGCCCACCACCTCGACCTGATACCTGGACGGAGCAGACCAGGGAGGGATAATCAGGGAGGTGGTGGGCTGGGAATAAGATTCAGAGAGCTTTCTGAACCGTCTGTATCAGGCTCTCACAACGGTGGGTATAGGTGAAATTCTCCCGGACGTAGGAGAACCCCTGTTTTCGAATTCTCTCACGCTCTGAATGGTCTTTCAGGTAGGTCTCTATCAGGCCATTGAGCTGGTTGAAATTCCCTCGCTCAAAGCTGACATAGTGCTCCCCATCCTTGAACTCTTCTTCCAGCCCAATGGTCTTTGGATGAAGAAGGAAACCGCCCCTTCCGAGCACCTCATAAATGCGGTTGCTCCAATAGTTCGGTGAAGAGTAGCTATCCCCGACTACCACACCTGAATTCCTTAGTAGTTTGACAAGGTCCAATCCCCTTGAATTGTTGATCGTCCTGAATTTATCCCCCCATTGCTTCCGTAAGCTCTTGATCATGACACCTCTATCACGCTGGAACTCTATTCCAGGATGGCCAATGAAGAGTATGGGAATCTCAAACTGAGTTACTGGCTCAAGAGGCTCAAGAGTATCAGGCTGGTGAATCCCTTGACGAAGAATGTGGTGATTAACTCCAGCATCCTTCAAGCGTTGTTCCTTTCCTCCATCAGTTGAGAAGACGATGTCGCAGGAGAACTCCGGAGGGAAATTAGGCCTGGGTGGAATAGCATAAAGATCATGTTGCCAACAGACGGTTTTGACAATTCCTCTTAGACTCTCAATCAACTTTCCAGCTAATGGGTTTTTGGTTTTGCCGAACAGGATAAAGTCTGCATCAAGTTTGATGAGAGATGACACAAACCTGGAGTCACTTTTGATAGACTTTCCTGAGAGACAAACTACTTCATGTCCAAGACTCCGGAGAGCGTGAGTGATGTACATCTCTGTCTTGAAGTACTGATCAAAGTTTCCGAAGTATATGATTTTCATTCGGTGTACCTGTAGTCAAATCGGCTGATGATCTTCGATTCCTTTTCTGCTACCAGTTCAATCAGGCTATCACTGTACCAATCTCGACACCGATGTTTTTCTGTTGCATTGAGTTTTGGAAGAGGGGCTGTTTCTAGACCCACCCCAGAACAAAAATCATCCCAGTCTTTATCAAGGTTTTCATGCATCAGAAATCTCAGTCTACTCGCACAGCTGTATTCTGATTGAGTTACTGGGTTACGTCCTAGACCAACCTGGCGTTGGGTTGGAACTTCTCTAAACAGAGTATCCATAAACTCTGGAAAAGTCCTTCCATTTTCCGTCTCCCTTTTGGTGTATAGATACCATGAGAGGTATCGGTCCCAGGGATTTCTTACCACCGCAAATAACGTCAGGGAGTTGAAACCATTAAGATTGTAAAATTTCATTGGTGGATGATGAGGGTTATAGATGTTTCCTGGTGCCCTTACGTCTTCTGCTGGATACGTAATACATCCCACGGTATATGTTGGATAAGGTTGGTTGAAGAGGGCCTGCCTGATAGATGTTCCACCCGTCCTGGGGATATGGATGAAACCAACGTCTTTACAAATGATCATAGATAAAATCCCCTGATGACAGCTTCGTCTTCTTCCAACCAAGCGTGAATGTCAGTGAGAGTTTCAGCTGGAGATTTTGTAGGCTCCCAACCAAACTTTTCAGTAACCTTCGTGATGTCGCTAACGTAGACTCTCTGGTCAGCCCACCTTGGTTCTGGGTCGACCTGGATGTTTAGATCATTGCCCGTTAGTCTCTCGCAGATTGCGGTGCATTCTCTGAGGGAAAGGGAGTTGGATACGCCTCCACCCACGTTGTAGATATCATTGACTGTTTCAGAATGTCCCGCCATTAGATAGCTGGCCTGGATTTTGATTAGCTGGTAGAGGTCATCGACGTGGAGGACATCCCTGACTTGCTTCCCGTTCCATCCTAGATACTTCAGAGGTTTATTCAGGAAGTGGTTTATCATCCAGAGAGCTACCCATCCTTGATCACTGCATCCATACTGATGAGGACCAGCGAGACAAGAGAACCGATTGCGGATGCACGGGATACCGTAGAGACGTGACCATTCGTCAATGAGATTTTCGGCGGCCAGTTTCGTTGCTCCATATACCGTCCGTGCCCCTTCATCTTTTAGAGGGATGGTTGGAGGTTCAAAAGCGTCATCTACATTGAATCTCGTTTCCCCTTCGATCAAGTTTATTCGGTTGACCTCTTTCTCCCCATAAACCTTATTGGTAGACCAATGGATGATTGGGCAGTCGTATTTCCTTGCAAGTTCGAGACAATAGAAAGTTGTTTCAACGTTTCCATAAAAGTCAGCAGAAGGGTCTTCAATTCCTGCCATAGAACGAGATTGAGCAGAACAGTTTAGGATGATGTCCGGCTCCCACCGAATGAATCCGCTTTGTTGGAAGAACTCCTTTACCCCTCCAACGAAAGTAGGTGCAGTGATCCTTCCAAGATTGATATTTGCCCCCTTCCTTGAGAGGTTATCAACACACCGAACTTTATAGCCATCATCCTCAAACATGGTAGCCAGATTGGCCCCTACAAAACCGCATCCCCCAACGATCAAAACGTTCATCAAATTGCTCCTTGAGTAAACAAAACGTCATAGTGATCTTTGTCGCGTTCTTGCTGCTTTAACGCTACTGAGTATCCAAATCCCCTCAGATACTCGATCACTTCAGTGTCAGTACACCATGATGGACTTCTCTTCTTCGCTTCGCTTCGCAGTTCGGTGTAGATGAACGGAGCATCTCCAGACTCCAGCAACTCCGTCGCTCCCTTGAAGGCTTCTAGCTCAGAACCCTCTATGTCGATCCATAAGATCAAGGGAGTCAATTCCACAAGAGTTTTCCATACCCAATCCAGAGTCACACAATTGACCTCACGCCCACGCCCTTTCAAGTGGAAGCTGGGGCAAAGTTTCCCCGTGAAGAGAGTCTTGCTACATCCAGAACTCCATACCGCTAACTGATGCACTTCCTCTTCTGGATGCCCCTTCAAGAACTTATTCCGTTCCTCTTCGATAGGTTCCAGAGCTACCAGTTTCAGTTCGGGTAGCTGCTCATGAAAGTAGTCCCATTCACCGCCGTGTCGAATACCGATATTCAACATGGTAGTTGGAGGATTTGTAGCGATGATGTCTAGGATTGGTTTGTATGGGCTGGCCATTAGACTTCTCCCGTTAGGATCATTCTGGTCAAACTCTCGCCTCTGTTTTTCCAACTAATAGATTCAGCCCAGGCCCGTCCGGTTTTAGCCTCCACAGATACTGGCCTACCAATCAGTGACTTACAAATCTCAACCAGATGTACCGGGTCAGCTTCGTACCAGTCCATGTCGCGGCCAGGTGCAATTCTCTTATGGGAATGGATGGAGTTGATACGGGCTAGTGCGGGTTGCTCATCCCACGGTTTCCCATCTGTTACAATCACAGGCATACCCGATACCATCGCTTCATGAGGCTGAAGTCCGATACCATCGCATTTTCCTGGGTAGATGAGCACGTCACCCTGGGAATACAGCGAGAGGTTATTCATCCCTGGATTAACAAACAACGTATTCTTCGGCCACAGATTAGGAGACCGTTGAGTCTTTACGATGAGAGGAAGTTCAGGCCATAGCTCCTTCGCTTTCTTGACTACGCTTGCCCCCTTCCTTCCCAAAAAACCGCCGTTGCCTTCGATGAAAAGAAACTGATGGCAGAGAGACGATGGCGTGTATCGGAACCGCTCCAAATCATAGGGCCAGATGAAGACGGAGCACGGATATCCTTCTTCTCCCAGAACCTCGAAACAATGCTGCGTAGGGCAGATGAAAAGGTCAACGAACTTGATCCAATTTTTGTTAGGCTTCTTCCAGTCCGGAGTCCACTCCAGCATCGGTATACAGACGACTCTCTTGCCGGCTTCCTTCGCTTGCTTGACGATGCTTGTGTGGAATGGAGTTTCAAAGAACAGAACAACGTCGATGTCTTCTAAGAACTCCGGTGTGAACTTATCTACCCTCTCAATTCCTTCCGGTATGGGAGCAACTCCCAGACCTCGATTGCGTATCACTAACCACTTGACGATTCCGGGAATGTACTCTGCGACTTGTCGGTTGAGTTCTCCAAGTCCGCTGTTGCAAGAGTATCCAACGAGTCCGATTCTTCCACCTGACATATTAGCTCCATCAAATTAAAATCTTCACCGGGAAAACAAGGAGAAACCCTCCCTATGGGCCCTCCTTTTGTACTCTCTACCTCACCACGATGTTGCACCAGACTAGGATTATGCACCATCTCGTGGAACCCTGCCCTTGCCATTCCATGTAGTATAGCTCCATCAATCCCAACTGTGCCTCTTACAGTTTGCGGCTTGGCGACAACTTCCTGGGAAGAAAGAAGGGCAGTCAACGCAGCTCTGGAAAAGACCAGCCCCAGTGCCCCTCTCCCTAGTTGATTGGACTTACACCATCCCTTATCTATTCCCAGGTGCGAATAATTGCTAGAGCTGGTATAGAGATTGTGGTAAGCCTTTCGATGGACGTTGATCGTCTTGTCGAGATACTCCCTCAGACCTTTACCACAAATGATATCGTCCTGGAATATGGCGTAGACATCGGCTTTGGGAGACCGCAGATACATCTCCCACGCCGTTAGAATCCAGTTGCCCACTATCCCGAAGGCTTCCTTGTTCAGTCCGTCTACGTGAAGGCTGACGATACTCCTAGGGAACCCGGCTTGCTCCAGGCTCTTCAAAGACTCCCCGGTCACGCCAGAGGCTACCCTCTCCTCACACGTCGTCATCGCAACAACCCAATGCATTACTTGCTCCATGAACTGGCGTCGAAAGTTTCCCCTGGAAAGGACGGAGCCTTCGGGTGAGTTCTATTTCCCATTGAAGACTTTGTGCCGGTATGTTGAACCAGACTAGGGTTGTGAACATACTCGCTCATCTTCAACTTCTTGAAACTCTCCACGATACCCCCATCCACATACTTGTGCCCTCTCTTTTTACACTGAGGCCTTTCCACCAGTCTCTGGCTGGATAACAACGCAACTATGGCTTCACGATTAAAGACCAGGGCAACGGCTCCCTTCCCAAGTTGGTTAGACCGATGCCACCCTGTGGGCTTGTCCTTGATTCGCTTGTGGTTCTCCGGGAAAGTATACAAGTTCAAGTATCCTTCCCCTGGCCACTTAGTTTGCTCCAGATACTCTCGGAGTCCAAGACATGTAACGAAGTCATCCTGGAAGACCGCGTACCTGTCCGCGTGCGGGCTCAAGGTGTAAAGTTCCCAGAGAGCCGTCACCCAGTTTCCAAACGTTCTAATGTTGGATGAGTGGATGGTAGAAGGTAGGTTGAATTGATTATAAATGGATGGCTCCCGGCACTTATCTACGAACAGATGAGGCGTTGGGAATCCCGCGTTGGAAAGTGAATCCAATGTTCGGGGCAGTAGTTTGTTGACTCTCTCCGGAACAGTCGTCACTCCGTAGCTCCATGTCAGCTTCTTCCGTTCTGATAGAAAGTTGGAGACGGCTCCCTTGGCCACTGCTGAAACATTTTTGAGGAGTCCTTTTTGAGGAGTCCCTCCGGACTCTCTGACTTTAGCGTTCTCGATAGCGAGTCTGACTAGAGGTTCCACCGCTGTATTGGAGAAGACCTTCTTCATGATTGGGATTCTATTGGCGTTCTCTTTGAGCCTCTTCAGTATCTTTTCCATCCTCTCTTCGCAGCCTTCGATACCCCAGGCGTTCATCTCATCCCGAAGCCTGGCACATCGTCCGCAAGTTGGAAACTTAAATGATGAGAATATGGTTTCCAGTTCGGTACCAGGACCAACTTGGGTTAGTGATTTATTTGGAACTGGTTTTGGTTGTGTAGGGTCTGGTTCTCTTGGAGGAATTGGTTCTCCAGCGAATGAGGCCAAATATCTTTCATGTTCGTTTTTAGTCAGCTCTCTCCACCCTCCGTCAGTCCCAACGGTCCAGCCTTCGCACAGTCTTTTTTTCAGTCCCTTTAGCTTAGTGCAATCAAATGTCATGCTGATGTCACCTCTAGGGAGAGCGTCACATAATTAGGTGGGAAAGTACCTCCATCACAATGGTCCACGTTTGTACTTATCCCGCTCCATGACAGCAGTAACACGTCGCATGGACTATTTGCTCCATACGATGAGTTTGGGTCCTCTATGCGAGTCAAAGAGAACCCGCCAGATAATCCTGTCCCTGTCCCTGTCCCAGCATCATTCCCAGTCCCTGTTCCAGTCCCGGCAATTTCCCCGCAAGTGATTATTAACCCAGACACTCCAAGTAGTGCATTCCCAGATGTGCCTGACCCCGAAGAACTGGAACAGTCTCCCACGAATGGAACTTGATCCCAATGAGGAACACCAATAACCGGGGTACTGAGTTGAAAAGTTACAGGCTCGGAGCACACGCAGTTAGGGTCATCACTATCTAATGAAAGGATGCCAGTTAAAAACTCAGGGACTTCTAAGTCAGTCCACTCACAGCATTCTACATCTGACGGCGGTGGTGGTGGGCAGGGTGCTCCGCAATTGAGGCCGTCATTGCAAGTTTGTATCATCTGCCATTGGGGAGTAGCTATAGGTTGGTGACACCCGGTTCCAGTACCCGTTCCAGTACCTGTGTCGACGCCCGTAGAACCCAGCTTAGGAATAAGGGCCATCACTACTTGGTCCCCAATTTCCAAAGTAGGGAGACCGCAAGCCTCCATAATAACTTCTACACCCGTCTCTACTATTGTGTCACAGGGCCTTGAAATATCAGGTGCAACGCTCACAAATGTAACATCAAACGCAGTACATTGACTACAAACCAATCCAGAAAAACTAGCGTCTCCGGTCAGTCCGGAAATTTCACAAGTGATATTAAAATCGTCTGCTGGGCCTCCACCTCCGCACCCACCTGCTACAGTCCAGTCTTCCGCACCAGGCTCATCAATTGTACATGTGATGGTCATTGAAAATGTATCACCTCCCGCAGTGACACCTCCTGTCCAAACTCCCCCATCGCCGTAGAGCCGAAATACTTGACCACTTAATGAACCACACCCGGTGCCAATCGTTACTTCGATTTCTTTCAGACCTATACCACAACATGCGTCAGCACAGGTAGGGGTTTTGAAGTCTGGGATATTGGTTATGAATCCACGATCCAGAACATTGACAATAAACCACTGCTCGCCAATCTTAGCTATCAAGACAATTGAGGAATGATCGCCAGTAGAGAACGGTATGAAACCCTCACATTTTGTTTTGCAAATTTGAGCAACAACTTCTTCCCCTGTTGCAACATAGTTACAGGAGGCTCCGGCTGCGTTTGGGTCTCCTTGTACGAAGAGATCAGCACCGGCACCTCCACCTAGACACCCATAGTAGTATGTCCCCAAGCCAGTGTTTCCGCAAAGCCCTAGCACGTTCAAATGGTCGTCAAATTCAGCCAGTATCAGCCCTCTTCCGACATAGTCTTCTTCAGTCAGCAACTCACAGTCTGCCGTGTTAGCAGTCGGAGGGTCAGAAAGTGCCGGCATGTGATAGCCGTCAAGCGAAGTCACAATTTCAGAATTGGGGGTCGGCTGTGCCATTACGCTGTTCCTGTTCCAGCGGCTGCTGTTCCTGTTCCTGTTTCAGTAGCTGTCGTACAATCCTCTGTGAAGGAACGTTCCAAGATTTCAACCACGTAGGTTCCGCACGCTATATCGCACACGCTCCGTATGACTGCATGCTTTAGTACCACACCCCCGCCTCCGGCATCTGCATACCACTCCCCATACTTGTCTCTCTTAACTGCGGTGTAGGAGCCTCCAGATAGAGCAGAGTCTTGTATGCTATAGACTAGATGGTCAAATTCAGTGACTGGAGTCAGTGTCCCGCTGATGTTACGGTAGATGGTGCATAGGGCTGAAGAGATTGTAGTACCAGATCGTGCAGCTATCCCACCCGCTGGAATCAGGGCAATGTACACTTCCGGAGCCTGGTGGTCATCTTCTATTTGTAACTTTGAGGGTGAATTGATTCTGGATTCTTTGCCAAGGCGTATTACCTCCTTGAGTATTTCAGCATCTTCATCTGTGAGGAATCTGAGAGGCATAGATCACCTTGGATAAGCTGTTAAAGAGTATTTGATTTCTTCAGATGAGCTATTTACCAACGTCAATTTCTTAATAGTCCCTGGAGACATTACGAGTCTTTGGCAGTCCTTTGCAGGAACTAGGAAACTGGCGTCACCAACAAGTATCTCAATAACTTTTTCTGTAAGGGCCTTGACCTCTTCCTTGGATGGGTTGGTTTGTATGAACCTTCCTTCAAGGTTATCTATGAGAACCAGCAGTGGGTCTTTTATCCAGCCGGTGTCTACGTCATTGACGGACATAGGCTTGAGAGTCAAATAACGAAAGTATGGTTGCTCATCGTTCTGAATCTCGACATCGTACCGGCTCTCTCGCTGATCAGGGTCCATCCCCGGTGACTGATAGTAGATGGACTGGACGACGGTGAGCCTTGCTCCGACTCCCTCAACAGTTCCCTCACTCATGGTTTCGCTACTCCACTTGCGTTGATATTGAGTTCCAGTAGAGACGTTGACGTTGCTACTCCCAGGATTGTCACGAAGTCTCCACTGAGTAAATCTCCCACCGGAGCGATGGCCCCGGAGGCAGACACGACGTAAATCTGCGCCAGTACCAGCGTGGCTCCCACGTTTATGCTACCCGACAGAGCCACGTCGATAAGTTCGTCAGCTCCTGCATTAGTCAACGCTATACCACCAGCGAGAGCCGTAGCAACGGACGTGTCGATAGCCTTCCACCATTTATTATCCGCAGCCTTCCGGTAGACGGGCATGCCCGCTGTGATAGTCTCTCCGGCTGTCTGCTGGAGTCTCTGCGTAGTGGCCTGCGTCCGGACGTTAGCTGAGGTTTGAATTAAATCTGCCACAATAATACCTTTACAGAGAAGTTGGAATGCCGAGAGATAAGAAGTTTGCTTCTCCATAATATTGGATGTCAATTGTCCCGGCTAAAGATGCTGCTCCTGTACCCGTTCCCGTGCCCGCGATAGCAGTAATGGGGACTCCAAGTCCGTCAAGAATCACTCTAGCATTCTCACCATGTTTGTCTTTGTATCGAGTGAAGTGGATAGGGTTGTCAGCGTCTATGGGAACTCCAGTAGCAAAGTCTGAAGTCGAGTCCCAGGCTCCCGTTGTCGGGTCTAACCTCCCCAAAGCCTTTGTACCTTCGTCCAAAACTGCTCTATCAAAGGTGTCGAAGTTGATATCAAAATCGAAAGACCTGGAGTAGTACGCAAAGCAACTCCCATAGTACAGCCTCTCCCACGAGACGTTGGACAGTTTAACTTTGCGGGCAGCCAACCCCCATAAAGGAGCATCGTTGACTTTGTCAATCATCTCAGAGAAGACGTTCAGTCCAAGAGATGCTATATTCTGAGTGACTTTTACTGTAGGACGATTGGCGTCAAATTCTACCTGAGGTCCACGAATAAGCTCAAAGGCTGAGTTATGGACAGGGTTGTCATCCTTGTCCTTCATTACCTCTTGCGTGTACTTGACAAAACTTCCTGAGATTCCCATCGGTTCAAGGAGTGGATTATCAATTGTGGTTGTATTACATCTCTTAGGAATTTCCGTAGAGAATTTCTGCGTGACTATCCAGTGCCTGACAGGGTTATCCTTAACAACTCCCGGAGCCTTCGCAATCTTCATCGAGCCAGTGCAGAAAGCCCAGGAGTCAATATCATTACCGTAGGCCCAGGTTGACCCAGGCATCGGTAGACCGGGAGTGTTGAGTACAACTTGAGGACCGTCCAACGCCGTGTCTGTCTTGACTTTATGGGTGATCGAATAGACACGTTGTCCCTCGTCGTTACGGTCCATGCTCCAAGCACTTTGTCCGCTCAGTAGAGTAGCTGTCATGAGGACAATCCCGCCGATTCTAGTTCAATGGTTGGACGGTTTTCAGTGACTTCCAGTAGCTGTTCAACAGCAATGGCCACCCGCAAAAGAACGGGCTCCTCATCTTCGTTTTTGTCTTTCGCTTCTGATGCCGCCGATCTTGGAGATGATGTGATGTCGAATTCCTCTTCAACTTCTCTGCCTGAAAAGTTTGAAGAGTTTGGATCTATGAATGTATCAGATATTGAAGCCAAATCTGGGGTGTCAATACCAGACGTGTCAGGCAATCCTTGACCAGGCTTCAACTCAAAGAAAGGCTCAGGAGTATCTAACCCGGAAGGGTCTAGAGGCGGGATGTTACTTACACCAGGGGTAAATACTTCAGAAGCACTATCTACATCTCCGGCTCCCATACTTCCCAAAGCATTAGAGAAAGAATCACCAGGGTCTAGTCCCTCAAACATAGAGTTAAAGTCCAAGTTGTCTAACGCTCCAGAGTTGATAGCACTAACTGCATCAGCCAATTGATCAGCGTTAGTCCCCGAATTTTCCAGTTCAGGAATGTCTGCGACTGCCGAAGTTTCCTGGCTTAGCATCTCAGGGCTGATAGTAGAGTTGATAGATTCCGGAGAGACCCCACTACCCGCATTCATAAACTCTTCCACTCTAGCAAGTGCATCGGCTGATCCAGCTTCAATAGCATCAAATCCTTTGACGCTCAAGTCCACGGTATGTTCTTTGTCAGTTAGCTCGCTGAGACTTCCCTCAGCATCTTTCAAAGCTGCATTAAATGTATCTTGGTCGATTAAACTTTCCCCGTCGGAATCCTTTGTATTGAGTAGTTTCTCCAGTTCTGCTTTTCTCTTCTCAAATTTTTCCTGAGGAGGAAGATACTTATCGATGAGCTTGTCCGCTTCCGCTTTGCTGGCCTTTGCATCCTTATTTATCTTGGACTTCGCAGCAAGTTCCTCAAGCATAGGTTTGATTTTTGCCAGGGCTTCTTCTCCTAGACCAAGGTTAGCCAGATTGAAGAGTTCCAGCTCAGTACCTTCCAGTCCAATAGCTCCGATATTTTCTTGGATGCTTTTCATCTTCCCTTCTAACAAATCTGCCATTTTCTTCTCTTCAATCTTCACTTCAATCCCTATGTCAATCATCTCAAGAGTTTGTATCTTGTCTCGCAGTTCCGAAACATCATGACCTGCTTCCGCCAAGCCTTCCATTTCCACATGTAGCTTTTGAATCTCTTGCTCTCTTCCGGACATACCGATGGCGGCCAGTTCCTTCTGGAACTTCTCCGTGATTTTGTCAATGTTCTCGCCAGCTGACGTTACTGGAGCAATATCAAGAACTGGAGCTGAGGCTGGTGCCGCTTCCGTCACAGCCCCATCAGCTCTTAATCCCGCCATCTGGGCTCTGTAGGATGCTAGTGTTGCTTCCAGTTCTGCCAATTGCTGTTTTGATTCCTTCACTTTCTTGCCAGAGAACCACTCACCTTCCAGAGCCGTTATTTTGTTCTGTTCTCGAATGATACTGTTTCCAAGTCCCTGAATGCTCAGCCCAATCCTTGACTCTAAGTCCTTGACGGCAGCCTCTTGTTCGGATGGGTCAACAATATTGTTGATGTCTACCATCTCTAAATCGAAACTAGATTTCAGTGACCCTTGTATTTCTCCAGAGAGCTTTTTGGAGCGTTCAAGTTCTTCGTTGAACGTAGCGACTGCGGCCATGTTCTGTTGGAACCATTCGATGATACCTGTGTCTTCGTCAGCTATCCCAAGGAACTTCCGTATTGAAACGGATGCCTTATCGAACGCAGAAGTGACCTTGTCTGTTACCGCATCAATCACTGAATTGATCCCAGTGATGTCTCCGACAGCCTTGAACGTCGACGAGATTGATTCTTCTGCCGCTTCGAAGGCTGGGACTAAAGTAGATTTGACGAATGTCGCTACCTCCTCGAAAGATAGCAGCACCACATCTTTGATTACGCCTCCCACCTCATAAAGTACGTCACGCACCTGTTCTACAATGTCCTTTACCTGGGTCCACGCTGAGGACGCCTTCTCTCCGAATGTGTCCCCTTGACCGATAATACTTATAAAGGCAACACCGACAGCTACGACGGCGGCTATAACTAAAAGCACGGGGGCAAGAAAGGCTGCAATCGAAGCAACTAAAGTCCACATGGCTCCGGCGGCTATCAAAGCATTGGCTGTTAACATTCCCAAGGAGAGGTTCACTGCGAGGGTAGACCCGGTCATGGTCAGAGACGCTATGCTGGCAGCTCCATAGGCCGATACAAGAGTCCCAATCCCTATCAAGAGAGGTGGTATGATGGCAGTAAATAACCCCAATCCAACTATAATTGTTTTGGTCCCTTTACTCATTTCAGCGAACCAATTTACAACCCCTTTGACTGCTGTAATGACAGCCCTCAAAGCTGGCTCCATAATGTCGAAGAACTCACCCCCAAGAATCTTGATTTGGGCCCAGAGGTTTTTGACCTGGCTAGCAAAGCTGGCGTATTTGATTTCTGCTTCGGCAGCGAGAGCCGTGTTGGCTGAGTAAGCATCATTGGCCATCGTGATAGCATCATCGAGTTTGTCGATAGAAAGAGCTGCCCTGATCATAGCATCGGACATTCTCCCGCCTTCGACTCCCATGCTTTGGAGAGCCACTGTAGTGTCTTCATTCGATAGCTTACCCAGGTTCCTGAGGAGAAGTTGGACGGCACCGGCTGCGTCCGTTCTGAACCCTTCCGAGAAGTCTTCCACAGAGAGTTTTGAGACGTTAGCAAATGCCTTCAACTCATCTCCTCCCAAAGCAATACTGGCGGTGATATCCCGGAAGAGTTTGCTGAAGGCTGTACCGCCTGCCTCTGCTTCGATACCAACTGAGGAGAGAGCAGCAGAGAACCCGGCAATTTCAGCCACGGTCATACCCGCCTGCGTACCCGCTGCCGCTATCCTCATCATCATGTTAGCAATTTCAGCTTCAGTCGTTGCGGTATTATTCCCCAATTCTACGAAAGCTGAAGCAAGATTACTGTACTCGTCATCTGGCAGGTTTGTAATGTTTGCTAGACGGGCCATGGTTGAGGCAGCTTCCTCTCCCATGTTCGTAGTCACTTGGAGTTGGGCTACCACGTTGGAGAAGTCTACCACGTTACCAGGATCAATCCCCAACTGACCTGCGGTCTCCGCTATACCCAGCATGTCAACTAGATCAACTGGTATGCCGTCTTGCTCGATGGCGTCTACAAAGGATTGTTTAATGCCCTGGAGTACTGGTTCGGCTGCGTCTACGGTCTTGCGTACGCCTGAGAAAGCAGCGTCAATATCGGAACCCATTTTGGTAGCGGCCATTCCCATTCCCACGAGAGGGGCAGTGAGAGTAAACAACCCAATGGTGCCTAACATTTGGAGCTTACCACCGAACTTTGTAGCCTCATTTCCCGACTCTTTGAAAGCCGCATCAGCCATCTTCACTTGTTCGTTGAATTCTTCTTGGGAAAGAACTCCATCATCTAGATACCGTTTCAGTTGTTTGATTTCTCCTTTGTATTTCTTTGTAGAATTCTCCACTGTCCTTATGGCAGCACTGGCCTCAAGAAGTTCCTGTTTGGATTTCTTCGTTGCTCTCCGGAAAGTCTCTTGAGTGATCTCACCATTCTTCAAAAGTGAGTTCATCTCTTTGAGTTCTCTGGTGTACTTCTCAGAGGCTTTCTCCACCTGGCGAGTTACCTGAACCCCTCTTTCAATAGCGTCATCCTTGAGCTTCTCTGTACGTGTTAAGTCCTTCGTGACCTGAGCCAATTTGTTAGCTTCATCGGCTGCCTTCTTAAACATCTCCTGATAAGATTCGGTATCACCTATCAGACGGACAACCATCCTCATCAACTCTTCTTCGTTCATGGTTATTCCTTCTGAGTAGGTGGCTTGGCAACTTTTGTTCCGAGAGTGTTAACCGTCTTCAACAAGCCCCAGAATGATTTTGATTCCTTCGTCTTCTCTTCCAGCGTCAACGTCTTCTTCTTTTCAGGATTCCCAAAGGTCAGGAAGAAGTCTTTCATTTTAATCTTCGTGGGTCGCTTGCTCAGGACTCTCTTCACCTCTTGAGCGATTTGCATTAAATAATGATCTGATCTGGACGGCTGATTGAGTTCTTCCTTGAAATGTCTCATCCAGATTTTGTATTCCCGGTGAGACACTCTCTCCATACATTCTTGAAGAGGTAGGGAGAGAGTTTCAGAGAGACGAAGCCAACCAATCAGTCGTCGATAGGCTCCCCCTCAGAGTCAGTCTCCATCTCAATCAACTTGTCTTCCAGCTTCTTGATTTCTTTCTTGACGTCGTCTTCCGTTTGGTCTTCTCCCAGGTCTGAGAGGTCTTTGGCGACTTTGAAGAGAGCCTTCATGACCTTCGCTGGCAGATTACGTTCCACCCAGGTAGTTCCAACCGGCTCCCTTGAAACCAATTCCGTCTTCGGGTCAATCCTGTAGAGGCACTTCCCTACGAGTAGCACCTGGACGCTAGCCTGGCCGATCATCTTGGTAGGCTTCCCGTCCGCTCCGAAGGTCACGCCGTTGAGAGCCATGTTATGGTACTCAACAGCTGTCCCTCCAGACGCCTCCCGGATCACGAATGGATCGTCATCAATTGTGACCGCATTTTCTTTCTTCGTTGTACTGAAATTCAAATCACTCATCGTTTGCTCCGAAGTGTTTCAAGAAAAGTAGGATGGCGGAGAGGAAAAACACAAAAACCTCTCCGCCACCCGTCCCAAGGTAGCGGGATTAGGTACCTGCAACATTAGCAAAGACCGGAGCCTCTTCGGTAGAGGTTCCTGGCTGAACATTCGTTGGAGTGAATACGCAGGTGGCTTCCGGAGTTTCACCCGTTGTGATTTCATCTGGTTCGAAGGTTCGAAGGTATCCGAAGATGGCGTCAGTTGAGCCGTCTGGATACGTGACGGTCAGCGTCTGTTCGACGTTGATCATGGCCCGTACCTGAGTCACAATGTCTGGGTCGTACTGGACCCGGATAGAACCGTCGGTGAGGTCGATCAAAGACTGAGTGGCCTTTGTTCGATACGTGGTGTTGTGGTGAGTAGTCTGTTCGATGGGGTCTCCACCGTCCATCCCTGGAGGGGTGACTCCAATCTCCCACATACTGATGTCGGTATCGGCTGAGAACGTGATGAGCGTTCCGTGACCGTCCTTCAGCTTGATACCTGCTGGGGTCACTCTCGCGGTAGGGGCTGGTGCAGTCATAGTCGTCGCCTTCTTTCTTAAAACGTGAGGTCTGGGATTTTGTACGCCTGGACAATTCCAGAAGTCAATTTGATAGCAGTGAATTTTCCGTAAAGTTTCGTGCCGGCCAGTAAGGTTATCCCGACAAAGCCAGCAATGTTATCTATGTTTGATGCAGCAATTCCTGTAGCCAGGACTGTGTCGTTGAGCATGCTGATACAGAACCAACCCAAATCATTTTCTCCAGATTCATGTAGGAGAGTGTCATCAATGACTTCACTCCCATCCATACCTAATGAGCGTTGGCTCATGCCGTTACTCCTGCCTTATGAACGTGGTGTAGTTAGTCGTGAAGAGATTCCTCCGGCTATCCTCAAGGTTGCGAGTTGGATTCAATACACCTGTCCTCCTTGTAATTGAGGTTACAATGTAGACGTTCCCGTCATAGGTGACTTGCTTGTTCTGTATCGGGTCGAAGGTATTAGCTATGTCCCTGGCCTTCTGCTCTCCTGAGGAGAAGGTAGCCGAACGAACAGCCACCTGGAATCCGAAGGCCTCAGCCACATCTCCCTCAACCATATCCTTTGGCCCCATTCGAGAAGCGTTGGTATGGACTGAGATCAAATTATCGGGAGACTCCGGAGCGAAGTCAGCGAAGACAGGGTATGTTCCGGCGTCAGTTCCTTTCCCCAGATTGATAATCAGCTGGGCAATAATCTCCGTGGGAGAGTTCAGTAGCAATGCGGTCATTTCTTCTTCCTCCTTGCCTTCGTTCTAGAGTCCGCTGCCTTCGTTCTCCGCTTCTGTTTCACATCCCCACGCTCCTTATCACCTTTTGCTTTTGCGGCGGCAGAGGCTGCCTCTAGGTCGCTCTCCTTCGCTACGAAAGAAGACGCACGCAACGCTCCGGTATCAATGGGAGTATCGTCCATTGCGGCTCCCTGTAGCCTTTGTCCCGCTGCTATCAACCCTTTGGTTACGTTCCCGGTGTTCTTCGTTACTGTGAGAACCGTTTGAGCCATTTCCTTCCGTAAGTCCCTGGCGTTGTCGAGAAGGAATCCAGCCTTGCCGGTAGTGTGTTTCAGCCCTTTCATCTCGTGAACATAGATAGCATAGCTCTGAGTGAATCCTACGACAACGCCTTCTGCTATGAACCCTTTGGAGAGCCTCTTGAGTTCTCGTTGAACCTCTCTCAGTCCAGTGATATCAGCCATTACAATTCCATCCCTATCCCTAGGTGAATCACTCCCCCGTCTATCTGTAGGGTAGGTGGGGTGGGAACGACTCCCCCGCTTTCTTCCCAGAAGCATCCATCGCATATTAGGAAGAGCAACAACGCACGGTTAGGAAGCATCAGGCACTCCTCGAAACAAGGCAGGCGAATGATCTTGACCCGCCGTCTATCGTCGCTGAAACCACGGTGAGGTACGCTTCGTCAACGGTAATAACATTGGTGGCTTCGTCATACTTGTAAGAGCCAGTAGAACCTATTTGAGTCATCGCAGTAGAGGATACAAGATCAGTCCCGTCTGACCTCTTCACTACCTGGATTGTTGGAACTGTGATCCCAGAGGTTACTCTAGCCCCGTTCTTAAACCAGGTCACCGTGTACTCATCTTTGGGATCATCGAACGCATACTCAATCAGGGCGTGGTAGACATCGGCAGTCACGTCGATAAGAGCACCCGTTGTTCCCGTGATAACATCCAGATCAGATTGAGCTGTAGCTAGGTTGGCGGCAGTGGCAGCGGAGTCTGTACCCCTCATATCTGTATTGGTCGTTGTCGTCGATACCGTCGTCACGTTGGCCACCGTATCCGTAGCCGGGTCAAAGTAGCCCGCAGCCAGTAAAGTTCGGGCATTCATTTCGGTATTGGTCGGCCCATCGTAGTCTGCCAGAGCTGTATCGACTTCTGCGTTGACTTGAACCGTGGAGACATTATTCAACGCAGCGACACTTGCGGC